TTTTAGAGGGTAAAAAAGTGCTTTGGGTAGATACTATCACATCAAACCTACAAAGATATTACGAGCGTTATTTTTTGCCTGAGCTAAAGGCTCTACCAAAAGAGCTTTATAAATTTCATGCACAAGATAAAAAACTAAGTATTGGCGAAGGCTACCTTGATATGAGAAGTGCAGAACGCCCAGAAAACATTGAGGGCTTTGGGTATGACATAGTTATACTAAACGAGGCAGGCATAATCTTGAAAGATGCTTATCTTTGGGACAACGCCATAAGAGCAATGTTACTCGATAACCCAAAATCAAGAGCATTTATAGGTGGCGTGCCAAAAGGGAAGAACCGCTTTTATGATCTTGCAAAGCGTGGTATGAGCGGAGATAAAGACTGGAAAAACTATCAAATATCAAGCTTTAATAATCCACTACTTAAAAAAGAACAAATAGACGAAATGGTGGCAGAGCTTGGCGGTATAGATAGCGATGTAGTACGCCAAGAGATATACGGCGAGTTTTTAGATACTACCTCAAATGTGTTATTCAATCTTGCGCTAATTGAAAACGCATTTAGTACGCAGATGTCAAACGAAAAAGCTAGCATTGTTTGGGGACTAGACGTGGCACGTGAGGGAGATGATGAAAGTGTGCTTTGTATTAGAAAAGGTTATGACATCACAAACTTTTATACTTTTCGACTAGATAGTGTGACAGCTTTAGCAAGGGAGATTTTTGGCATATATGAGAGAAGTGAGGATAAGCCAGACGCTATTTTTATCGATAGCGTGGGCGTTGGGGCTGGTGTGTTTGATACTCTGGTGGATTTTGGCTTGCGTGGCATAGTCAGAGAGGCAAAATTTTCATACAAAGCCACAAATGAGAAGCTTTATGCCAATAAGAGAGCAGAGGCTTATTTCACACTCAAAGAGAAATTTAGGTTACTTAGTATTGTGCCAAACGACAAGCTCAAAAAACAGCTTAGTACTATTAGTTTTTATTATGACAAAAAAGAGCGTTATTTGCTCTTGCCAAAAGAAAATATCAAAAAAGAGTTTGGATTTAGCCCTGACCTTGCAGACGCGCTTGCTCTTACGTTTTTTGATCCATTGCCGGCAAAAATCAACACAATCAACTACGATGACGGAGGCGCATGGTGAAAGAGTGCCAAAATTGGGTAGATTTGGCAAAACAAATCGAGTATATTTTTGAGCGTATCGACGTAGAGCTAATTAGAAAAGTGGCAACGCTTGATGATGAGGCCTTGCGTCTATGTTTTTGTGTGATGATTTGTGAGTGGCTAAAAGGGGCAAAATTTATCCCTACAAAGCAAGCTAGAGTAAAACTTGCAACGGCTCTAAAACAAAAAGGGCTTAGTAGAAAAAGAGTGGCAGAGCTAGCGAACGTCAGCACAAGAACAATTTACAGATTAGGACACGAAAATGACGAACGATGAAAGAATAAGCTACCTCGAGGAGTTAGTGCAGACAGCATACAACGGATATGCGGAGTATAAACCATTTTTTGACAAGCTAAATGACGCTTATTTGCTTGTGTTAGAAAGCAAGCAGTATAACAGCCTAAAAGAGAGAAACAAGAGCAAAAACTACACACCAAAGCTAAATTCAAAAGCAAAAAGGATATATGACGGCCTAACCGAAACATATTTCAACAATGACACATTTGCCAAGCTAGAGCCTTATGTAAACTCAACACATGACGTGATCAACAAGTGGCAAGAGGCACTAAATTTCTATTGCGACAAGATAAATTTGTATAAGATCTTTTCGCCTATCTTTTTAAAAGCTGCTTTCTCGGCAAGCTCGGTTGTAAAAGTGTTTTGGGGAAAAGATGAAGCAAAGATAGAGGAAGTGGATATAAACGACATCTATTTTGATCCTGATGCCAAAAATACAGACGACATCCGCTATATCGTGCACAGAATTTACCTTACAACAAACGACATCAAAAAGCTAATCAAAAATAAAACATTTAAGCAAATTGATCTAAGCGAGCATAGACCTTATAAGAGAATTTGCCTAAATGAGATATACGAACTAAACGATGAGAAATGGAGCGTTAGCACGCTTTACAATAGCGAACTACTAAGAGATAAAGTAGAACTAAAAGACGGACAGCCATTTATTTTTGGCTATATGCTGCCACAAACAAAACGCAATACCGATAAAATGTTTGTTTGCGCTTATGGCGAGCCTGCTCTTGCTTCGCTTTTGCCTTTACAAGATGAGCTAAATGCGATCAGAAACTCAATTACGGACGTAACAAGAAACCAAGCAACGCCAAAGATCATTTTTAACCGAAGTGCAAGTATATCAAGGGCTGATTTAGAGCGCCCAAGTGGTGCAATTTTTACTGATAGCCCAGCAGACATCAAGATAATACCGCCTGGCGACATCAACGCTTCAATGGCTACACTTCAAGTGATCGAGCAGGAGATGAGCGAAGTAAGCGGAGTAAGCCCACAGCAAAACGGAGCACCAACAACTAGGCAAGAAACAGCAACAATGGCGTCAATTATGGCAAATGAGGGTAGCGTAAGGCTTCAAGGGTATATAAGAACCTACAATGAGACCTTTTTTGAGCCTATATTTGAACGCCTTGCATTTTTAGTTTGGAAATATGGCGATCCATTATTTTTTGCAGGGTTTAATCGTGGTGAAGCACCGAGCTTTAACATAAACCTAAACACTGGGATAGGCGCATTAAACAAAGAGGTGCAAAAGAAAAGTCTAATGGATGCTAGCGGGATTATATCAGCTCAATTCGGTATGTGCTTACAACTTCAAGATGCAGACGGTGCAAATAGGATGAAAGAAGCAAACGAGAAAATCCTATTAGAGCTATTGCCATTATATGGCATAAAAGACCCGGAAAATTTTATCGGAAAGGAGAGCGAACTTGCTAAACAACTTAAGCCACAGGCTATTTTGCCAAGCGTGGCAAGCCTTGACGCAGAAGCAGGAGCTTTACCAGCTGACGCAATGCCAAGCGTTTAGGGATTTTTCAGAATATCTATTAGGGCTTTATGCGGCAAGTGTGACCGCTAGCCAAAATGATAAGAACAGCGACGAAATGAGGTTAAGGGCTATTGAGAATATTAAAACACTCGAAAGCCTTTTAAGTTTTTTTGAAAATTACAAAGAGGAGTAATAAATGACAGAGCAAGAAGCACTAAATGAATTGGTAAGTATCGTAAATGGTGACGAGCAGGTAGAGCCTGAAACAAACGAAGTGGCGCAAGAACCACAAGAGCAACCAGCGGAACAAGTAGCAGCGGCGCAAGAACCAAAGAAAGAAGAGCTTAACATAGAGGCTATTAAGCAAGCAATGGCTGAAGCCTTGGCTGCAAAAGAACAGCCACAAGAGCCAGCACAGCCACAGCTTGACCCTGAAAAACAAGCTTTGCTTGATAGCTTAGGTCTTGGAAATCTTGACGCACTAAAAGCTCAAATGGATCAAATCTCACAAGCTCAGGCAGCACAAGCAGAGGAGGCAAGGCGACAAGCAGTCTTTGACAAAAACCTAGCAGAGTTTAAAAAAGACTACCCAACAATACGCCCTGATGATCTAGCAGAGTTTGCAAAAGCTCACGGCATGAGTGATCTACTTGGCGAAAATTATGTGGGTTGGAAAGCAGTCGCAATGGGAATGATCAATGTGGCAAAAAGTAAAGAAAAGCCAGACGAAATTTTAAGTGGGTCAAATGCGAGCAGTGAGCTATCGGCGTTTGATAGAGCCAAAAAAGGCGAGAACGTGAGCGACGTAGAATATGGCGCAGAGCTTTTGAAATTAGCCGGGCTATAAGGAGTATAAAATGGTAGGAACTGAAAATGGCGTACTTGGAAATATTTTTAGCTGGCTTGGCGGTTCAAGTGGTGGAGATAAAAACGGTGTAGGTGGCACTCCTAACTGGCTTACAGCTTTAGGAACTGGTGGTGCGTTATGGAGCGCTTATAATCAAAGTAAAATGGCGAAAAAAGCATTTAATCTAAATAAAGATGCTTACGACTTTAACAAGATGCTTTCACAAAG